GATTGGAATTGTAAATTTTCATATCCTTTTCTTTGTAAACCTCAGGTGCTTTGTTATTCATAGTATCAGTAAACATAATATACGGATATCCAATTTCACCTCTACGTTGAATTACCTTAGCCCATATCGCTCTTTTCTCATCATCACCAGCAATCATATCTTTCATAAACTCATCTGTAACAGTGACTGCGTGAGTTAGATCTTGAATTGGGAAACCCTCGGTACCAATTTCCAAGAATTCCATGATATCAGGATGCTCTAAAGGTAGATAAGGTGAAAAACGACCTCTACGAGTAGAACCCTGTGAAATATTATCAACAACACTTTGAAACAAATTCATAAAATGTACTGAACCAGGTGCGTGTCCATTGTCAGTAATAGTAGCTCCACGACCACGAATATTACCAAAATATCCAGAAGTACCCCCACCCATCTTACTCATTTCTCCCACTTCAGCTTGAGTGTAAAGAATAGATTCTATATTGTCTCCAATATTGGATCCGAAACAACTTACAGGAAGACCTCTTAGTTTACCGAAATTAGCCCATACAGGTGATGATAATGAATACCACCCTTTACCCATATAATCATAAAATTTATTGGCAAATCCTTCTATTCCCAAAAGTTTTTCAGCGTGATCCGCAATGACTCTGATTCGCTCCAAGGGTTGTTCTCCCTCACTCAAGTATCCACGACGGAGGAATGTGATTGATTCATCATTGATCCAATCGAATGGTTTTCTATTTTCCATATTGTTTTTTTATAAATTAAAATAAGTCGTTAAGTGTAATTGATTTTTGTTTTTTACTATAGTTGATACTTCTTTTATTGAAGAAATCAGTGTGTTTTGTTGTTAGAATCTCATCATCAAACCACTCTGTCGTTTCCAATACTTTTTTATCAACTTTGAACACATTTTCAATACCAATAGAGTTCAAAGATAGATTGAATCTGTGTTTGATAAACTCTAAAGTTTGTTCTTTGGTAAGAAAATCTAAATCACCTTCTTCAAAGATCCAGTTCACAACTTCAACCTCAGATTCATAAGCTTCTAAAGTTGCGTCAACCAAATCCTCCATAAGGTCTTTTGTCCACCAAGTTGGATTTTCTTTTTTGATTAGGTTCACCAAATCAAATCCAAACTCAGCGTGAATGTTTTCCTCTTTTGATGTTGCTTCAACAGCATTACTAACTCCTTTGAGAACATTTTTATGTTTGTTGAAAGCCATGATAACCAAAAATTGAGAAAAAAGAGATACGTTTTCTATAAACATAGAAAATAAAATTACCGATTCAAAATAATCTTGATTATCAATTGATTTAGAACTTGAGATTGATTTTTCTAAATACTTGATACGTTTACGGATAGCGGGTACCTCAAGTAGATTTTCAAATTCTGTATTAAGTCCCAACAATTGAATTAGGTGTGAATAAGCATCTGCGTGTCTTACTTCTGATTCCGCAAAAGTAGCACCAACACTTCCGATTTCTGGTTTTGGTAATCTTTTGTAGATATCACCCCAAAAGGTTTTAACCGCAATTTCAATTTGAGAAATCGCCAACATAGCACGTTGTACCGCTGTTTGTTCCTTTTGATTCAAGTGTACCTTAAAGTCCTGAATATCAGAAGTGAAATTAAACTCGGTATGAACCCAGTATGAGTGTCTAATAGCATCTACATAATTCAACAAGTCCGGATATTCGTATGGTTTCAAGTTTACTCTTTTTGTGAAGATGTTTGGTTGATGTTTAGATCGGTAAATAATATACTCTTTAGCAACATCATTTAAACCATTATCCATAAGTTTATTCTCAACCATATCGTGGATTTCATCCACGTGTGGAATATGATGTCTATTACCTCTGAATATACCTTTTTTAGTAAGTCGAGCAATTTTTTCTGCCATTTCTCCGTCTACTTTACCAGCACTTTCCATAGCCTTCAAAACAGCATTTTTGATTTTATCAACCTCAAATAATACTCGGTCACCACTTCGTTTGATGACGAAACGTTGGTCACTACCAATCATGTCTATTAGATCGTTCATTTTTATCTATAATTTTATTTTTTATTTGTGCAAGTTAACCTTGCTGTCTTTCTCGTTGTTGTCTTTTCTCCATAAGTTCCTTGATACGATCCCTTTTCTGTTCTTCCTTTTTTTCTTCAAATCCAAGGAAGGTTACAGAGCTTTCAGTATCAATTTCCAACAACTCGTTGTTGAACTTACAGTTCTCAAAAACAACACCATCTTTACCGACTCGAGATTTGGTAATGGCGATGGTAGCCAAGTTCATTTCTTTTTGTTGTAAGGTCTTTGCCACAGAAATGATAACGTGACCTACTTGAGCCTTCTTAATACTACCACCCATTTGGTCGGTGGTTACAACCTCAGAAGATATAGAGCTTCTGTTACCCTGTGTTGCAGTCCAACCTACAACGCTCAGTTCATGACAAAGTGCTTCAAATCCTCTCATAACTGAACCCTCACTTTTCCATTCATCACCTAAGTTTTTGTCTGGCATAATACAGTCAATATAATCAACCAAGATCATATCAATCTTATGACCATCGGCAATCATTTTACGAATCATGTTTTTAATTTGGGTCATAGTGTGAGTATCGGAGGGAAGTTTCTTCAAGTATAACTTGTTAGTCATTTCCTCTTTTACCTGACGAGCTTTTTCTAAAACTTCATCACGGTGAAATGGTAATTCATCAGGTGCAATTCCTGTCCACATGGTAAAGTGTTTTCTCTGAATAACTTTTGGATTATCCTCAAAAAACAACTGTAACACATTGTATCCGTTGTTGAATGCACTGTTAGCAATCTTGGACAAGATTGTAGTTTTACCAACACCTGTTGGTGCCAAAATTACCCCAATCTCACCTTTAGCTAAACCACCTTTGAGTAGTTTGTCAATTCCTACAATTCCCATAGGGATCGGATGACGGAAGTCTTCATTGAGCACATCATCCAAATTGTTAAACACATCTTCGACTTTATTATTGTTTTCACCAATCTGAATTGCCGCTCTGAAAAGCTCCTCCAACTTTTCATAGTTTTCGAACTCCCCGTTGTCAAGAATTTTTTGAGACTTAACAATAGCCTTTTGAAGTTCTTGTTGTTTACAAAACTTTAACGCCTTTTCTTGAACGAATTCACCACCATCAATTGGGGCATCTTGAATTTGTTTGATTGTATCGTTGAGAATCTTGAGCATCATCTCTTGAGGAAACTCACTTTTCACAACCTGAAACAAAGTTTCAAAAGATGGGGTACAGTCGTATTTTACGTAGTACTCTTTAATTAATTGAAGTAGCGTTTTAAAATATTTGTTCTCAAAATGTGAAGGTTCAATCACGTCAATGATGGAATGGGCGAACTCTTTGTCGAGAATAATTTGGTTTAGTAATTGTAATTGAAATGTATTTCCGAGATATTCGAAGTTCCTATTTGACATAATTTATTTTTCCTTTTTCTGTAAGAATAAATACACTCAAGCGAGCGTATAATTCATGTAGTTAGTAACAAAGTTTTGTGATGAAAATATGTCAGTCAAGTGTCGAAGAACACTTTTTGCTTGTTGGCGTATGTCCACGGTGTATCTTATCTTAGGTGGGAAAAGTTTCCCATCTAAAATTCTATGACAAATTGTCTGATCACCAATTTTTACATAAAAATTGAAATATTCGTCGCTATTGGTATTGTCAGTGTCCAAAATTGTTGGATCTTCCAAAATATCATATTGGTTGTCCAACATGTAGACAACAGTGCGCATTTTCTGAGTTTGCTCAAATGCATCAACGAGATCTCTCATATATTCATGCAGTTCCATAGATGAACGAGCTGTTGAATTGTAACCTCTTACGTTGAAGTATCTTTGGATTACGATGTTGTTATTCAAAGTGATGAGAAACTCCATCTTTACGATATCCTGTTCTTTCATAAAATTTAATTTGATTGTTTGAATTGTCTTTTTTCTTTTCTTGTTAGTTTTGTAAACGGTTTGACGAAGTTCAAAAAAGCTTCATCGGTTTTAGGTAAAAATTTGAAGAAACCATCGTCTGTCATCATTCTGATAAGATTCTTCGACCCCCTACCCTCGGGGTCCATTGTTTCACGATAATAAAGTTCGACAAGTTCTTTACCTTCTTCAGTAATCATCGGATTGGACAAATCCACGATTCTCTTATTGACATCAAAGAATGTTTCCCCGAGTTCACCGTCTTTTGTCTTTCCTTTGAAAAGGTTCTGTAGTGCTTTGTTATTTTCATTCTCCTGAAGAAGTTGATTGGTTTTAGATAAAATATCATCTACAGAAACTACTTCGTCAAGGACCTCAGGGAAAAACTTTAGAAAAGTCTTCTCCCCGAGTCTTTCGATACCATCTATATTATCACTCTTATCACCCATTATCACCTTGAGGGTCAGGATGTTCTGATGAGGAATTTGGTTACCCATAATGGATACTTTTTCCCCCATTTTATACATCACTTTGATCATCGGTGAGTAGATAGATGTTGTTGAATCGATGAGTTGTAATAGGTCTTTGTCTGCGGTAAAGATGACTTTATCCTCATCTTTGGCCACCTGACAGTAGTACGCAATTAGGTCATCAGATTCATTGTTGTCAACCCTAAGTTGACGCACGAAACATTCCTCCAAGTACTGTTTTACTCTCTCCTTTTGAATGTGATATGATTCGAGTTTGAACTCGTTCATATCTTGTCTTCGGTTCAGTTTGTACTTGGGGTATATGTTACGTCGTTGGGATGAGTTGCCGTCACCGTCCCAAAAGACAATGACTTTATCGTAGTTGTGCTCATCCAACTGTTTTCTAAGTGTGTTGAGAAAGTGGAAGACCC